GGTAATGCTACAGACTTTGGTAATTTAACAGTAGCAAGAGAGGCCTCTGGAACTTTTTCAAGTCCAACAAGAACTGTTTCAGGAGGAGGATATGCTGGTGGTGATTCAAATGTAATAGATTATATAACAACAGCTTCAACAGGAAACGCAACAGATTTTGGCGATCTAACTGTTGCTAGATATCAACCAGCCCCTGTGTCATCTACAACTAGAGGTGTTTGGATAGCTGGATATGCACCAGGAGTTGGATCAACAAGAACAGATGTTATGGACTATGTAACTATTGCATCAACAGGGAACGCTACAGATTTTGGTGATCTAGCGCAAGCAAGGGCAGCAGGTGCAGGTATCTCAAATAATATAAGAGGTGTATACGCAGGTGGTGAAGTTCCAGGTGGAGACACTGCACAAATTGAATTTATAACAATTGCTAATACAGGTAATTCATCTGATTTTGGAGACTTGGTTGAAGCTTGTCAATATTTATCAGGAACTTGTGATGCTAACAGTGGTTTACAAAGCGCTTAAAATATAGTATACATTCTGCATGAAAGAAGAATTATTACAGTTGTTTCCAACACCTTTATTAATTGTACCTTACGAAGAATCTATTGATAAAGAATTAGAATATTTAAAAACTATTAGTTATCGTGAACAACAACAAAATGGTAATTATAGATCAGATGATTCGTACTTGTTACGTAAAGAAGAATTAAAAAACATAAAAAACTTTTTAGGTGAGTCCGTTGATAAGTTTACCAAAAATGTTTTAAACTCAAAACAAAGATTAGTAATTACTCAGTGTTGGGCTAATAGAAATCCAAAAGGTTCTAAGCATCATGAACATGTGCATCCAAACAGTATTATATCTGGTGTAATGTATTTTCAAATAAACGAAAAGCTACCACCTATATCTTTTTCAAAAACAAATCAAGATGGCATGAAATTAGACCCTATAAAATACAATCATGTAAATTCAGAATCTTTTATGTTGCCTTGTAAATCAGGTGAATTAATATTATTTCCATCTTCACTAAAACATAGCGTGCCAATTAATCAAGGTGATGAAGATAGAATAAGTGTATCATTCAATACTTTTAGTATTGACGCTATTGGATCAGAACAATCACTAACTCATTTAGATATTAGGAGGTTAATGAATGAGCACAATTAAAAGTTATATATACGTAAAAAACCACATACCAACAGAACTGTGTGAAGAACTAATAGATGAGTGTAACAAAGGTATATGGAAAAAACATACTTGGAATAATTATGCATCAGGCACCACATCATCTGAGCCTACAAAAGAATTAGATGTCATGAATTGTACTAAAGAACAACAAGCAAAGATAACACCATACTTAGTTAAAGCATTAGGTGAGTATCAAGAAAAACATAGTGTGCCAGGAGACAAGACTCAAGGACCATGGCTCAGTAAGTTTAGTCCAATAAGATTTAATAGGTATCAAGTTGGCACCATGATGAGAGAACACTATGATCATATTCATAGTATATTTGATGGTGAAATGAAAGGAGTTCCATTAGTTTCAATTGTAGCTAATCTAAATGAAGACTATGAGGGCTCTGAATTTTATTGCAGAGGAGAGAAAATTAAGTTAAAAACAGGTGATATACTACTATTTCCATCTAACTTTATGTATCCACATGAAGTAAAGGAAACAACAAAAGGCACCCGATACTCGTTTGTAAGCTGGGCTTTTTAATATATAATGAGGTTATATGTTACAGAAAATAGGATTTCAACCAGGATTCAACAAACAAATTACAGAAACCACAGCTGAAGGACAATGGGTTGATGGGGATAATGTACGTTTTAGATATGGTACACCTGAAAAGATAGGTGGTTGGTCACAGTTAGGTGAGTCTAAACTTACAGGAGCCGCAAGAGCTTTACATCATTTAGTTAACAAGTCTGGTAACAAGTTTGCAATCATAGGTACAAACAGGATTTTATACGCTTACACAGGAGGTGTATTCTACGACATTCACCCTATCAAAACTACTACAACATTATCAAATGCATTTAGCACAACGAATGGTTCAGCAACGGTCACAATAACATTTAGCACGGACCACGGAATACAAGAAAATGATGTTATACTTTTAGATAATTTTACAGCTATCACAAACTCTAACTACTCAGCTTCAGACTTTGATGATAAAAAATTTATGGTGACATCTGTTCCAACAGGAACAACCTTAACTATTACAATGCCATCTAATGAGACAGGCTCAGGTGCTACAACATCTGGTGGTATTAGAGTACAGCATTATTATCCAGTAGGTCCCGCAGAACAATTACCTGGTTTTGGTTGGGGCTTAGCTGCATGGGGTGGAACTGTAACGGGTGAAGCAACTACAACTTTAAATGGTGGTATCAATGCAGTTACAACGACTGTTGTATTAACAGATGCATCTTTGTTTCCAACTTCAGGTACAAACTTTGTGCAAATAGGATCGGAAGAAATTTCATACACAGGTATATCTGGTAATACTTTAACAGGTGTTACAAGAGGAGTTAGAAATACAACAGCTGCAACACACTCAAATGGTGCAACAGTAACCAACAGTTCAGATTATATTGCATGGGGTGAGGCTGCATCGGGTGACTTAGTTGTTGATCCAGGTTTATGGTCTATTGATAACTTTGGAGATAAAGTAATTGCACTAATTCATAACGCACAAGTATTTGAATGGGACTCTAATGCAACAAACGCTGTAACGGTAAGAGCAACTATAATATCAGGTGCACCAACAGCATCACGTGATATGTTAGTATCTACTCCTGATAGACACTTAGTATTCTTTGGAACAGAAACAACAATTGGAACACCGTCTACACAAGATGAAATGTTTATTAGATTTTCAAATCAAGAAGATATAAATACATATCAACCAACAGCAGTCAATACAGCAGGTACACAAAGACTAGCTGATGGATCTAAAATTGTAGGTGCAGTTAGAGGTAGAGATGCAATCTATGTTTGGACAGATACATCTTTGTTTACTATGAGATTTATTGGTCAACCATTTACATTTGGTTTCCAACAAGTAGGAACAAACTGTGGATTGATTGGACAGAATGCTGCATTAGAAGTTGATGGTGCTGCATATTGGATGTCAGAAAATGGTTTTTTTAAATACTCTGGTAATCTTGAAACCATGGTTTGTTTAGTTGAAGATTTTGTTTTTGATGATTTAAATACAACTGCTAATCAATTAGTAAATGTTGGATTAAATAATTTGTTTGGTGAAATTACTTGGTTCTATTGTACATCAAGTTCAACAGTGATAAATAGATGTGTAACATATAACTATCTTGATTCACGTCCTAATAGACCTGTTTGGACAACAGGAACATTAGCAAGAGGCGCATGGCAAGATTCAGCTGTGTTTGGTTTACCTCACGCAACTAGTTTTACTGCAAGTGATGATGCATCATTTGATGTTGTTGGTAACACTGAAGGAAGTACAATATACTTTGAACATGAAAAAGGAACTGATGAAGCATTAGCAACTGGAGTAAATGCAGTTACCTCTAATATTGAATCAGGAGACTTTGATATTACTCAAAGAATTGTTGGTAGTCAGATGACTGGTATTGCTGACTTTCAAGGAGATGGTGAATACATTATGAAGATTAGAAGATTTATACCTGACTTCTTATCTCAAACAGGCAACACTCAAATAACACTACAGCTTAAAAATTATCCCAATAGTTCTCAAACAAGTTCACCACTTGGACCCTTTACAATTACCTCATCTACTGATAAGGTAGATACTCGTGCAAGAGCGCGAGCTATATCTTTAAAAGTAGCAAACACTGCTGCTAATCAAAGTTGGAAATTAGGTACATTTAGATTAGATACACAACCAGATGGACGTAGATAATGGCAAAAATAACAGTAGTATTCACTAGACCCAATAAAGAATACAGACAACAAGATGCTGATTCTTTAGTTAGAGATTTAGATGGATTGATTGAAAAATTAAACTCAACTTTTCAACAAGATTTAAGAGATGAACAACAAAGATTTACTTGGTTCATGAGCAGTGGAAGTGAAGCATAGTGGCTAATAGATATAAGAATGCACAGTTTGATTTAACTACAACAGACGCTACAGATATTTATACTGTACCATCTGAGTCTAGAGCAATTATTCAAAACATTCATACAGCAAACGTTGGATCAGGTAATGTTGAAATTAAAGCTTTTGTATTTGATACATCTGCAGGTAGAGCTTACCAATTTGCAGAACATACAGTAAACTCAGGTAATTCTAAGTCTATATCTGATGGTACAATTATATTAGAAGAGAGTGACAAGTTACAATTACAAGCAGCGACAGCTGATATATTTGAAGGCACAGTATCAATACTAGAATTTGACAGAACATAGGAGGAAAATGCAAGTCATAAAACCAGAGAAAATAATAGAAAAAATAACTAACCTTAAAACAGGTGAAGAATATAAGGACGATAATGAATGGAAATCTAAAGGTATACCTGAAAAAGACATTCGAAGAGATATAAAAGTTCTTATGCCAAGCCTTGATATTTTTGGTAAAACAAAATAGAATAGTACAATGGCAATTCCACTTAGTGCATATGATAGAAAAGTTATTGATGCGGGGTATAAATTTATACCTCAGACACAATATCTATTAAATCCATTTCAAATACCTGTAGCACCAGATAGTAATAATCCTAAGATTCCCATACCCATAGCTTCAGGTATAACTAGTTTACAACCTCAAGGAGGAGGCGGTGCTTTACAAGCAAGAGATATTAATTATAATGATTTTGCAGGACTTGGGTTTGATGCGTACTCAAGAAGACAACCCACACCTTTAGTAGATGATCTATATCAAAGTAAACTTGATAAAACTTTTTTTGGTTTTCCAAGTTATAGAGAACAAGAATTAACTGGACCAGACATGGGTGAGTATATTTCATCTGGTACAGATGTTCCTTTAGAGCTAACCACAGCTGGTAGATTACAGTCTGGATTATCAAGCATTGGTAAAGGTATAACGGGTTTAATGAGTAAGGCTGGTGGCATAGGTCCTATTAGTGCTCTTTTAGGATCAATGGATAAGTTTGATACACTACCTAAATTAGATCAACAGTTTATAGAACAAAGCATGGGTTATAGAGGTCCAACAGTATTTGGTGAAAACACTGGAGGAAATTACGTAGATCCTTTTGGAGTAAATGTTAGATCTGCACTTGGTAACTATGCAGAAAAAGTTAGAGATGATTTTTCAAGTCTTACAGACAGTTTAACAGGAAGACTATCAGATAAATATGGTGCAACTTTTAATACTGAAACAGGTATGTTTGAAAGTGATGATGAAGAAGCTGCAAAAAAAGCAAATAAAATGACCGAGATGATGAGAAAAAAATATAGTTTTAGACAAAAACAAATAGATCAACAAAAGTTTGATAAAAAAATATTTGACCAACAACAGAAAGCTGAAGCACAAAGAATTAAAGATGAATTAGCAGCAGCTGCTGCAGCAAAAGACAAAGCCGCAGCTTTAGCAGCAATTAAAAAACAAGGAAAAGCAGATTATAATCCTAATATACACGGAGGAACTAACTACGGACAAGATAGTGGAGGTAACCAGTCCTTTGATTTTGGAGGAGGGTTTGGTATTGGTTCAGACGGTGGTCCAGTAAGTAATAGAACTGGTAGAGGAAGAACAGGATATATGAACGGTGGTATCGTAGATATACTAGACATATATTATTGATTATATGATTAAAAAAAGTTAAAAGGTAAGATTATGGCAATTTCAAGATTAGATATGGAAAGACAACTTAGAAACATGGGTGGAATTATGAGTTTACAAGAACCTAGACAAGGATATTTTTTAGGTAAACTTGTAAAAAAGGCAAAGAAGGCTGTAAAGAAAGTTGTTAAAAGTCCTTTTGGTAAAGCTGCAATATTAGCAGGATTAACAGGAG